CTTGAACCCTGCTCGTACCGCTTGGTTAACATTCACATAGTTTGTACCTCGTAGTGCATCGCCACCGTAAGGTTCTCCGTTCTTCTTTAACTTCTTCTTGTAGACTCTACGCTCCCATCTATGGTAGCAGTTTACACCGCCCTTGTACTTAAATAGAGAGTAGTTTCTACCCTTGTGTCCAAACTTTTTGTTGACACCTCTTGCACTCATCATACCGATGTCCTCCTTGCGGTACAACTTACCTTGTGATAGCATAGTCTTGCAGAAGGTACGAGAACTGCCTTTAGCAGTCTTTTTAGTACCCTTGACATACTTATACCTCACCTTGTAGATTTCACCATCTTGTGTGCTATCCTGCTTCGCTGATAACTCCGTTAAGTTGTTGAGGTAGTCCTCTACATTAAAGTCATCAGGTTCATCATCTCCTACAATTTCTGCATCAACGAGTTCGTAGCCCTCTGGCTCATCCTCACCCAAGTCAGCCAATGCATCTAACATCTCGTGGGCTAACTTGTCATCAAGAAAAGGGCGACTATCCTCTTCAGCTAATTCAACACTCAACTCTTCCTTTGTCTCCTCTGGGATGTCTGCTTGTAGTTCTAACGGCTGTAGGGTCTTGAAGAATACATTCAAAGAGATGTCGTTAAATGCAAGGATGTCATCAATAGCATCTAAAATCATCTCTTGCAATGGTCGTACAACGGTGTTGTGGAATAAGAGACTTGCTGTCTTCAGCTCATCAGCATTGTTACCCAATCCTGTATTGTCCTTAATACCCATCAACATAGGAGAAGTAACCCTATGGGCTACCATCAACTTACGCATACTCTCATCAGCCAAGAATTGGTACTGCTCACTCGCATCACTCAACTGAACAGGCTCAATACTTGCAGCCATCTCCTTGTTGTCGTTGAACGCAAGAATAAACTTACCTGAATTGCTTGACCCACTAAACTTCTGCACGATTCTACGCTCAATAAGCTCACGCTCCTCTTCCGTAGGTACTCCGTTGTTGAAGTTAATCAACATACTCGGAGATAGTCCGTTCTTAATGTTGTTGATGTGGTAGTTGGCTACCTCTTCCTCCAACTCTGCGTAAGGGATACCCCCTTGATAGTCTACAGGTGAGTAGTAGTAGAATCCAGAGCGGTAAGGCTTGATACAAAAGATTTCTAATGCTTCACCTTTTGCTCCGTGTCCAAAGGCAGGGATTCTTTCAGGCTCATAGCCTCTCTTACGAATCTTTGTCCAATCTTTAGAATAGTAGTATCCTGTAACCTCACCATCCTCGTTCATCTTCTCAAAACGAAGAGTCTCAATAGGCATATGAGCGACCTGTACGATTTTGCTCTTGTCCTTATTATAGATGACTTGGAATGCTGCTTGACCCAATGCTTTAAGGTCAAAGGTTACCTTGCGAAGGCAAGAACGCTTGAAGAGGCTCATCATTTGAGCATACGCCTCTGGCTTACGAGAGGCATCAGTAGCTGACAAGCCCTTTCCGTAGATAAGCTCGGTCATACCATTGATGATAGCGTTGTTGGTCGCACTACCATTGTACCTGTCAATCAGGTATTGGAAGTAGTTGTTGTCTTCGCCATAGGCAACCCACTCCTTACGGTTGTCCTCAATAACCGCAGGGGTAGTGTGAGAGGCGAGGTTTACGATGCGGATATTACTCATCGGTAAATGTATTGATTATCATTATCAGTATCCTCGTAGTAAGTGAACTCACCATTGTTGATACTGAACTTCTCTAAATCGGTTTGGTTGGTGCAGTACACCTTACCACGATATATCTCGTTTGTTCCTGTAATTCTAATAGAATAGTATCTACCCTCCTTGAAGGTATAGGTAGGTGTGATATGCAAGTAGTTCGCCTCTTTCGTAGCCGTTAACGACTCCGTAGAAGAGGTGTTCGTTTCTTCATCGGTAATCTTAATAGATACACTCGTATCAAACGCTCTGGGAATGAAATATATCTTCTTGTCCGTTGTGGTTACTATATGCATAATAGGTTAACCATATAGAAGGTAAAGTGTTATGCAAAAGAAAAGGGTAGCCCCGAAAGACTACCCTATTCAAACCAAAACACCTATGTCGTAGGTATTACAAAGATACTACATTATCACGAAGTGACAATAGTGTCTGTTGCAGAAGTCATACCCGCAAATGGATTACCATCAGTAGCACCTGCAATGAAGTTAGCAGCAGTACGCTCCATAGCATTGAAGGTAAGCGTGTATCCGCTCATATCACCCATAGCAGCACCTGAAGCAATAGTACCACCTGTTACATCCGCTCCGTGTTCACGACCTACCAAGTAAGCGTTACCGTTGTAGTCCTCAACAACAATGTGAGGTCTTCCGTAAGCCAACAACTTCAACTCGTTGTTATCCTCCTTGCTCAATTGTGGCAAAGAAAGAGTAACCGCTTGGTCAAAGAATACTGTTCCGTTCTCACGAGAAGCGTTAATCGTTTGCTCTACACTTGATGTGCCTTTCAGCTCATACTTGTAGGCATTGAATGTTCCTGTCATATCCGTTACCTCATCCGAAGTCAAAGAGATAGTACCCAAGTCACCGAAGTCTACGAAGTAAACCGCCTTGAGACCACCTACCGACTCACGGCAAGGTAATGCACGACCTTTTGTTAAATCACAAGCCATATTATTCTTTTTTATAAAAAAGGGCAGACAAGCATCAGCCTACCTGCCCCTTTAATTATTAACTAAACTACTATTAAGTGTAGTATACGATGTCAGCACCAATACCGTGTTGTACACCCGCAGTAAAGCGCATAACTACACGAACATTTTGTGAGCCATCAAGGTCAGCCATATCAATTAGCTTCACCTCGTTGTGGTCAGCCAACAAACCTGTACCGAAGAACAAGTTAGACTTTTGAGCTGCTACCATATCGTTGTCAGGCATACCTGAACATACGAACAATTTAACACCATCAAAAGCAAGGTCACCGCCATTGTACCAAGTAGTACCTGCGTTGTTCACACCATTAGCACCCAAACCAGAAGCACCGAAGCCACCCAATGCACGAACATAAGCACGAGCAATGTTTTGAGATACATAGATGTACAAGTCTTCCTTACCGTAAACTGAAGTAGGGATAGCATCTACTACTTTACCCAATTCAGCGATAACATTTGCAGCAGTTACAGTTGTACCTACTACATCAATTACATCAGCATCAGCAGCCAATAGAGCAGTAAAGCCATCAAACTCACCAGCAGTTGCCGCAGCACCTTGCCAAATGTTTTCTTCAGTCTTCTGCGCTACTTTAGCAGCGATGTGACCGATTAGGAAATCAGCGAAAGATGGAGGAAGGCTATCAAAAGCCGAGTAACCCATTTGTACTGCTTCCCAATCGTTGTGGAAGTCTTTCTTACACAATTCCAAGTTTACTTGGAACTCTTCAGGCTGTAGGACACGCTCTGCCAAAGTCACAGTTGATTGGTCAGCGAAATCACAAGCAGCGTCTTTTACCAATGCGTTAGTAGAAAGAGTTTTGATTACTTCTTTATACTTGACATTTGGCTTAACAGTAATACCGCCACCCTCAATGGTGTCGGCAGAAAGGAGTGCAGCAGAGATGTACTTCCCTGCAAATTCTCCTGCATAAGTAGTTGTAATACTTGTTGCCATTTTTGTTTATTTAATTATTGATTGTTTATTGTTTATAATAATCGTGATAGTTGCTTAATTAAAGCATCAACTTCTTGGATTTGGTCTTTTACCATAGCCATTTGTTGTTCTACCTCACGAGGTAGGTCTACACCTAAATCCTTCGCTTGTTGCTCAATTTGGTTTTTCATTGGGTTCATTCGTACCAATGCTTTACCAGCAACATTTAGGTCATTGATTCCTTCTTTAGCAAGTTGCTCTACCTTTCTAATTGCTCGTGTGTAAGCACCAAAAGATTCTTTAGCTTGTTGCTTGAAATCATCCATAAGACCTAACTCAACCTTAACCTCTTCGGATAGTTCAGTAGACTCTTGTGCTTTAGCAGATAACTCTGCCCAGATTTTTTCTACTTTCTTCATAAGTTCACTTGTTAACGGTGGCGTAAGCCATTATCCTAATTTGTCAAAGATTCTTGATAGGGTGTCTTTTCTTGCGCCTTTAGAGAACTTGTGCATATCAGCAGTCTTGGTCTCTGGGTTGTGCTTGATAGGTTTAGCAGCAGGTTCATCAGAAGCCATTTCTAATGGCGATTCATCAGCCATCTCTACTTCTACTTCTACTACCTCTTCAGCCAATTCTTCTTTAGGCTCTTCTGCCTGTGGCTCTTCAGCCATCTCTTCTTCTTTAGGAGACATCATTGCTTTGATTTCTTCAATCATCTCCTTCATCTCTGCAACAGCAGCAGACAATTCTTCTTTAGTAGCGTAACTCATTTCTTCTTCGTTTGCTTCTACTTCTTCAGCAGGTGCTTCTTCTGGAGCTTCCTCTTCAGCAGCCGCATCACGCATCTCTGCGATAACACCTTCTTCTGCTACTACAAGGATACGACCATCTTCAAGTTCGTACTCACCTACAGGAAGAGCGATACGCTCATCTTCAGTAACGATGAATACCTCTTGGTTGGCAGTAAACTCTTCAGCTTCAATAGTAGTGCCGTTCTCAAGTTTCATAGACTCTAACTTAACCTCATCTTGTAGGTTAAGCAGTTCCATAATCTTGCTTAATGTTTCTTGTGATTTCATATATCGTTTATTAAAATCTTTGCATAATAGCAGAGTTCACCTCTCCTAAATAGTCAATTCTTTTGTCAAGTGTCTTGATAGTACCATAAGCACTTTTTAAATATCCGCTCTTAACAGAACTATCTAAACCAAGTTCATCAGCTTTGGCTTCAAACTCTCTACTTGCGTTAAATAAATCAGCTCTCATCTGCACCATAGGCTTTACTTCAGCCTGTACTTTGTCCATTGCATTTCGCAAAATGTTACCTACACTTGATTCGGTAGACTTCCATAATTGCTCTGCTTCGCTAACCATTTTGTCTATATCTTGCATAGCCCCAAGCTCTACCTTCTCGGTAGAGAGCTTTGCGAATACCGCCTTTTCAGTTTTGCCTTGTTTCATTATAATGCTTTTGCAATTCGTTGATATTTAGCCTCGTATTTCTCAATCATACCTATAAGGTTCTTGAGTTCAGTAAAGCCTTCTATAGTGTTGATGTTTATGCCAACTTCTCTTGCAATCGTTTCAGCATTTTTAATGACAGTATCTCCCCTTCTCAACATAGCACCTGCTTTCTTAGCAACATTACGGTAGTCTGCTACCACTCGTGCCATAGCAGTTACTGCCGTGTTCTCATCAAAGGCAAGAGATTGCATCTCTTTAATCAATGACCTAATGTCGCTGACCAATGCCAATTCTACCTTCTGCTCTTCGGCTAATTTAGCCATCACCTTATTTAGCGATATTCTTTCCATATCAAGTTAACTATATGTATTTGTTAGTGTTAGTTTTTTTCAATCTGCTTGAGTTTACTCTCTGCCCATCTCTTGGCACTCTTGCCACCCCATAGTAGATAGCTAATATATCCGCAAGAACTTGTGTCACCTTCTTCATAGTATTCCTCCGCTCTGCTCAAGTAGCTGTACATACGCTTGATAGTCTCTTTGGAGATTGCCTCACCTCTTGCGAGTTGTTGCGCCCTTACCTTACCAACCTGTGTAGCACACTTGTTATTCACCTTCTTGTTTAACTCAATACCCCTTTTAGCGTTGTTGCGTACCGAAGTGGGGTAATCCGAATAAGTCTCTAATTCAGTACGCTTACCCTTTTTTGTGCGGAGGTCTTTCTTGATGATGGCACGAATAGCATTCAACTGCTCCTCTGCTTTCTCTTCCTCTGGGTCTTGTTTAGATGCCTCTACCTTGTCTACAAAGTAGCCCTCAATACTGAAGCCCTTAACCTTACCACTCTTCACATAGTCGTTCCACACCTCATCGTTGTGTACCTTCATTGATACCATCCAAGTGCCTACAGGTAAGTCCATACCATACAACTTACTCTTGTCTTGCTCACCTTCTATAATCCAACTCTCTACAACACTCAATCCTGTGATGTCTATTTGGTGTTCTAATGTGGCTTTGTTTTGGTTGCCGTTGATGAAGAACAATTCACTTGCCTTTCTTACCGTGTCTTGCGAGAAGTAGATGTAGTATTCATCTTCTCCGTTTCTACGATAGATAGGTTTGTTAGGTACAAGAGCTGCTCCCAAGAGCAAACGCTTGTCCTCATCAATAGTCTTTAGTTCTACTCGCTCTTGTTCTTTAAGTGCAACGAAGTCCTCCTCAATAGCAGGAGACTCTACGATGCTGATTGCTTGGATTCCTGCCTGTAGGCTTTCCTCATCCAATAATAGTTCTACGATTCGCATTATGGGAAACTTACTTGGTTAATTCTATTTCTATCTAATTCTTGTTGTGAGGTAACATCGCTTCCTACGACATACGCTCTCATTGGGTTCGCTTGTAGGGATTCTATCAAGGCATTAGTGCCAGAACCTCCTACTACATTAAACTGCGGTGCGGTACTTGGTGCTGTACCCCCTTGAGGGATATTACTATCTACACTACCACTTGCTTGGAACTGTTGTCTTGCTATGGTAGCAATTTGTGCTGCACCTGTTGCACCCACAAGGGCTGCATTGGCAAACCTAAATGATTGTGTAGGTGTAGGGTCAGTAGTCTCTGCAAGTGCTTTAGAGATACCTTGTGCGGTGCTGATAACAGCATTGGCTATACCCGCAGCCTTGTTAATCATAAAGGCTCTCTTCTGCGACTTCTCGTTCTCACCTGCAAAGGCTTGTACAAGACCGTTCAATGCATTAATAGCATCCATAGACATCTGCACCTTCGCATCTTGTACATCTCTCTCAAGGTCTCTACGCTTACGAGCCTCTTCTGCTTCCTGTGCAGTACGCTCTGCATTCAAGATATTGATTTCACTAACCATATCTTGGTATGCTTGTGTACCTTCCTTGTATAGTGCTTTCTGCTCTTCCAAAGATGCTAACCTACTCTCGTATAGTCTTTGGTTGAGTTGTTCCTCAAGTTCAATTTGTTTAAGAGCATTCATTTCTGCTTCTATAGCAGCCTCTGCTTCTATCTCTGCTACCTCTTGAGCGTTTTCTTTCTTGCTAATTTCAAGGTCTACTAATTCCCTTTGTAGAGCCATCTCATTCATTAACTGCTCACTACGGAAACCTGCTACTTGAGCTTGTACACCTGCGAGTTCATTAACCGCAGCCATATACTCCTTCTGGAACTCAATGTTGTTCTCATCAAGTGCAAGTTGTCTTGCTTTAGCATCTACTATTCGTTGAGCGTTCTCAAGCATCACACGCTCTTGCTCCTCAAGGACTTTAGCTAATTCTTCATTAGCCTTGATACGCTCTTGAATCGTGAAGCGTTCATCATCTCTTACTTGTCGTAGTTTCTCCGCTTGTAAGTCGTACTTCTCAATCAAGCCCTGCATCCTAACCTCTGCAATCTCTGCTTGTTTGTTAGTCTCGGTCATTGCTTGACCTTGCTTAACGGTCTCCGTTACATATTCGGTAACAGCTTTTGTTGTTTCGGTAATGAACTTCTTACCCTTATCAAAAGAATTGTTAACACCTGTAAGTACATCCAACGATTCCTTACCTGCGTTCCTCACATCTTGCAACGCTCCTTTGAAGTCACCACTAAACACCTTCTTAACAGCACTTGCAATGTATCCTAATGTATCAAGGTATGACTCAAAGCGTTCCTGTATGTTACGCTTAAACGCATCAGCAAAGTCTAATATGGCTTGTTTAGGATTTTCAAAAATTGCCTTGAAGTAATTTACAATACCATTACCACCACTACCGCCAATCCAACTTGCAAAGTCACTAAACGCTACCTGTAGTGTATTGAATGTAGTATTGAAGAAGTCTACTGTCTTTTGGTTGTTATCAAACAACTCCTTGAGGATACTCATAGCCTCAAGCAACAAACCGATACCCGCTGCCTTAATAGCAACACCTAAACCCTTGAACCCTGTGGCTAATCCCTTGATTCCTTTTTTAGAATCTTTGGCACTTTCACCGATGTCCTTCGTGTTGTCAGCAATGTCATTAATTGCATTTGAAGTCTTGTCCGCTTGTTTCTGCGAAGCCTTTAACGCATCAATGAGTTCATCTAACTTCTTCTCAAGTCCAGAGAGGTCTGCACCGATT